CTCATGGAAGTAAGCCCAAGTGACATTCAACTTGGAGCATTAACTGGTCCAGGGGCGTTAGTAAGCAAAGCATTGGTAGGCGACGCCAATGGCCAAGTAGTAAATCCTTATGATTTTGCCAGCCAGGTTCGTTCACAACCCGCTTGGCTTAATACGCAAAACGCACATAATACACTTAATAGCGCAGCGGATTATATGATTCAGAAAATGGGGATGTAGTCAATGGCTATTGAAAGTTTAACTGCCGCTCAAAGAGCCTTAGCGACATCATCTGCTGCTTCTGGTGCGGCTACTATTGCTACACCTGCACCTACGCCTGCACCTTTAGGCGACCCAGCGACGCTTGCAGCAATAGCAGCACAAAATGCTGCTTTGCTTTCAGGTGTAACCGCAGCAGACTTAAAAGCAAAACAAATTGCAGCACAAGCCGCGTCACAACAACAACAACAAATTGCTGCAAATGCAGCACTTGCCATAACTACTGGCGCAACTTTTAATAAAACAACTGGTATTTTAGGCGCACCAGGTAGCGCACCTGCTGGCCCTGCAAGTCCCGCTACAACGCCAACAGGTACTACTGGTTCAACAGCATTGCAAAGTGCCGCCAATAGCCTTCAAGCCATATTGGAATCCTACGGACTAACTGGCGGAATTGCTGCTGGTGTAACGGCTATGTTGCAAAACGGTCTTGATATTACAACTATTCAAACTATTTTAGATTCTCCAGACTCAATGGGTGCAATCAAAGGCCTTGGTCTTACGCCTACGCAATTTAGTGCAGCGCAGGGTCTTGTCACATCATGGCAAACACGTTTTGTTGGTAACCAAACACGTATTGCTGCTGGGCTTAACCCATTAGATCCTGCTACATATATTGCTAATGAACAATCTTACAAACAAGTTATGACCATGGCTGGCATTCCAGCCTCTAGCCCATTACAATCAACCGCTTATCTTGGTCAACTTATGGGTACAGATGTTTCCCCAGCCGAAGTTCAAATGCGCGTTAATACAGCAACGGCAGCAATACAAAATGAAGACCCACAAGTTCTTGCCCAGTTGCAATCTCAATATGGTTTAAGTCTTTCAACCATTGCCACCCATCTTCTCGATCCAACCGTAGCGGCACCTTTGGTACAGCAAGAATATAATGCTGCCAATATCGGTGCAGAAGCAGCCCGTGCTGGTACCAACATTGCTTTTGGCGCTACTGGTCCATTAAGCGCAATGGGTCTTGCAGCACAAGGCATAACGCAAAATCAAGCCGCAGCAGGATTCCAGAGCATAGCCTCACAACAGCCAGCCATGCAATCGCTGGCTGGTCGTTATCAGGGCTACGGTAACGCTGGGGGCGTTGGACAACAACTAGAAGCCTCAACCTTTGGCACATCAGGTGCCGCTGCCGCACAGGCCAACCTCGAACGGTTAAAGACCCAAGAAGTTTCAGCCTTTTCAGGCTCAGCAGGTGCTGCCACAGGCAGCCTAGGCATGAAAGACATTAGCGGTCTTTCTTAATAAATAGATTCCATCGCGGTTCACCAGCGCCGATGATGCGTATACAGACTGGTAGTAGGAGCCAACCATTCTTCCCCTGGAATGTATTGCGGCCTGCGTCACATCAACAGAAAGGGAGTGCCGAAATGGCAAACCAATACGAAGACGACGAAGACGACTTAGATGTTGATACTTCGCAAAATGAAGCACCAGCCAATCTCCGCAAAGCCTTAAAGCGTGCAGAGAAAGAGAAGAAGGATCTTGCTGAACAACTTGCAAGTATTCATGCAGACCTTCGCAGTCGAAACGTCAAAGACGTACTGGCAACAAAAGGTGTACCAGACAAAGTGGCAAAGTTTATTCCTGCCGATGTCTCAACACCAGAGCAAGTAGATGCTTGGCTTGAAGAAAATTCCGATGTATTTGGATTTTCAAAAAGTGAAGCAGATGCTCCTGCCGATGAAGAAAAGCAAGCCAACATCCGCTCTTATGACCGCATTAATGCGGCTACACAAAATGTTAATAGCCCTACCAGAGATGCTGATTTATTAGCAAAACTTAATGGTGCAACTAGCATTCAAGAACTAAACGCGGTTACAGGTCTTTCGCAACAACGTCGTCGGTAGCCCGAAACCCATTCGCACTAAACCTTAGAAAGAAGGTGACACATGGCTAACGCATATACAGATACATCAGGTTCCAGTCTCGGTACTTCACTCGTCCAGACAGCCTATGATCGTTATGTTGAATTCGCACTCCGTGCTGTTCCTCTTATTCGCGATGTAGCAGATAAGAAGCCAGTACAACAGGCTATGCCTGGTTCTTCAGTAGTCTTCCAGATCTACACAGATTTGGCACAAAAGACTTCCGTTCTCTCAGAAGATGTTGATCCAGATGCAGTAGCACTTGGAAATACAACAACCGTTTCCGTTACTCTTAATGAGTATGGTAACGCTTCTCTTGCAACTCGTAAATTAGAGTTGTTCTCACTTTCAGACGTTGATCCAGCAATTGCTGACATCATCGCCTTCAACATGGCCGATTCTCTCGACACTGTTGCTCTTAACAGCCTTGTTGGTGGACCAAATGCTATTGCTGAATACAACGGTAACGTTGTTTCAACTTATGCTGGTTCATACACCAATGGTACAACTCAGGCACAGATCCTTTCAACAGACGTAATCAAGTCACGCGATATTCGTACCGCTGTGGCTAAGTTGCGTGCTAACAAGGCTGTCCCACGTCAAGGTGAATACTACTGGTGTGGTATCCACCCAGAAGTTTCATTCGACCTTCGCGCTGAAACTGGCGCTGGCGGATGGCGTGACGATCATAAGTATTCCGAGACAGGTGCTGCCGAATTCTGGCCAGGAACCATCGGAACTTATGAAGGCGCAATGTTCGTAGAATCACCACGTTTGTTCTCAGCACTTGATGGTACTGGCGCAACTGGTAACACAGGAACATTTGGAACATCTGCTTATACTTATGGTACAGGTGGAGTACGTGTATTCCGTACACTCGTCGCTGGTAAGCAAGCATTGGCTGAAGCAGTTGCTGAAGAGCCACATGTTATCTTCGGACCAGTCGTTGATAAGTTAATGCGTTTCCGTCCAATTGGATGGTACGGCGTACTCGGATGGCAGCGTTATCGTGATGCTTCCTTGGTTCGTATTGAATCTACTTCTTCGATTCACACAGGCGCTTAATTAATTAAGTAGTCGTAGCCCCACTTTCGGGTGGGGCTATCTACACAATGAAAGGAACATAGTGCCATATACATTTGCCCCACCACATGTCAAAGAAGGACCTGCTGGTTTTGGTCGTTTGTTTTGGCGTTATGGAATTGACAGAGGCGACAGCCTTTTGGTTTACGGCACAACGGTAGTGCGTACTCGCACACCAGCAGTACAAGACACAATATCAGCAGATTATTGTTATCTCGGTGGTGGAATTTATCCAATTACACCAGCCGAAGTTACTATTCTAACTAATGCTGGCTATGCCTCTGGCATAACCTACACCCCTTAAGGAGCAACGTGAATCCAGGTAGATACAACATTTCCGTTGTTAACGGAACCACATTCACCCTAGCGCCTCAATGGCTTACTAATAATCTTGCAGTCAACCTCACTGGCTATACCGCGGATATGCAAGTACGCGATGTGAGCAATAATCTTATTGTGGAATTATCCACAGGTAATGGTAAGATTGTAATAACCCCGACAACGGGAACAATAACTTTAACGTTAACCGCAGCACAGACATCAGTTGGCGCATTGCCGGCAGGTAGTTATACTTACGCTCTAAACTTGACTGATGGTTCAGGCAATGTTTACCAAATTCTACAAGGTGCATTTGTCGTTACGACAAGCGTGGTGCAATAGTGGCTGACGTAACACCCGTACAAGTTGTTCAGATACCTGTATCCACAAGCGTACTGAATATAACTGCTAACCAAAATAATATTAGCACCAGTGTGGTTCAAATTCCCACAACAACAAACGTGTATAATGTTACAAACCCAGTTTATGAAATAATAGAATTAGGCGTCATTGGCCCACAAGGGACGACGGGAGTACAAGGTGGAACTGGAAGCACAGGATCTACAGGATCCACGGGTAGTACAGGCCCTGCGGGTAATACGGGAAACACAGGAAATACAGGAAACACAGGCACTAGTATCACTGGAGCGACAGGATCCACAGGTTCTACTGGCTCAACAGGTATTACTGGAAGCACAGGGTCTACTGGATCCACTGGGACTGGAGTAACTGGTGCGACAGGTAATACTGGCTCTGTTGGTAATACTGGCACCACTGGTTCTACTGGCTCTATTGGTACTACTGGGACAACTGGATCTACGGGTACAACAGGTTCCACAGGACTTACGGGTAATACAGGACCTACAGGCACTACAGGCACTACAGGCTCAACAGGACCTACAGGACCAACAGGATTAACTGGTAATACGGGTAACACTGGTAATACTGGTTCCAGTTTTACTGGAGTAACTTCGGTTACTAGCGCTACTCCCGCAAATACTGGAACCATTACCCTGATAACAAACCAACAGGGCGCATTTGTTACTGGCAATATGGTTCGTGCTGTCAATACAACATCTAATTTTTTTGAAGGCATAGTTACTATTACTGGCAGTACATCCTTTGCCATCGCCGCAAGTTACAACATTGGCACGACTACTGCATCATCTTGGACTATTACCCTTGCTGGAGTAGTAGGCCCAACAGGCAATACTGGTTCAACGGGTAACACTGGCTCGACAGGTAACACTGGATCCACAGGAAATACAGGAACGGGTGTAGCGGGTAATACTGGTAACACGGGTAATACGGGCAACACGGGAAATACTGGTAACACGGGTGCTGCAAGCACCGTTACTGGCCCTACAGGGCCAACGGGTGCCGTAGGAAATACAGGTAATACTGGTAATACAGGTGCGGGTGTTGCAGGTAATACGGGTAACACTGGTAATACAGGTAATACGGGTAATACGGGTAATACTGGTGCAACAGGTCCAACAGGTGTAGTAACGGCAACTGCCCCAGTTACTTACAACTCAGGCACACAAACTGTTGCACTCAATGTTGGCACAGGACTTACTACTTCAGCAAGTAACCTGATTGTGGATACAACCATTGTACCTGAATTGGCTACAACGAATACCTTTACGGCTGCTAATACCTTTGCACCAACATCTACAAGCGTTGCACCATTAACGGTAAATGTGCCCAATGGTTCATCACAAAATCTTTTAATTTTGAAAACCAACGGAACTACTTGGTTTTCAGTAGCGACATATGGCTATACTTCAATGAATGGATTTTCGTCATCAAGTTCAAGCCAAATACTAAATACTACCCCTGCAAACGTTGTATTAAAAATTAAAGGTGCTGCTTCCCAAACTGCAAACCTTACTGAATGGCAAGATTCAAGCGGTGCGGTATTGGCAAAGATTGACTCAGCGGGTAACTTGACTGCTCCAAACCACGCTATGGACCCAATTGTTTCTGGCTTGCTTTTTGGTGGTATGTGATAGACTTATACCATGAAGATTGCAGTCTACTCTATCGCACTTAACGAAATACTGCACGTCGAAAGATACATGGAAGCCTGCAAGGGTGCAGATTATATCATAGTGGCAGATACTGGATCAACCGATGGTACACCAGAAAGGCTCAGGGAACTGGGCGCAACGGTTTATGATATATCCATAAAACCTTGGCGGTTTGATGACGCTAGAAATGCGGCGCTGGCTTTGGTGCCAGCAGACGCAGATGTTTGTGTAATCTTGGATCTTGACGAAGTTCCTAACAAAGGATTCTTTGATAAGGTTCGCAAAGCCTGGCGTAAAGATTCAATCATTGGTTGGATTACAATGGATACTGGAGCCACATGGCACAGGGATAGATTGCATAACCGTCATGGATGGCATTGGAAATATCCATGCCACGAAATACAGATTTATTACGGCAATGAAGAAGTCAAACAAATTGAAATCCTTGATGCCGTTATTAAACATATACCAGATGCTAACAAGTCTCGCAGTCAGTATTTAACAATACTGCAACTGTGTGTTAAAGAGTATCCAGACGATCCACGCATGTGGACATATATGTGCAGAGAGTATTACTTTAATCAAAGATGGCAAGAAGTAATTGATGCAGGTAAACGCAAACTTGAACTAAATGGTTGGAATGTTGAATCCGCAGCCGTTTGTAGATGGGTTGCTGAATCTTATCACCAATTAGGTGATGAAGATAATGCTCGGCTTTATTATGACAAAGGTGTTGAGA